GTGGTACTGGAACGGCTGTGGATCCGTGGGTTTCAGTGTCGATGTAGGGGGCGCCGCTGCCTGCAAAGCGCCCTGTGGCTTTCTCGTAGACGTACCAGATCACCATGAGTCCGTGACCTCCCGAAAAGGCGGAGGGGCCTTAGTCGGCCCCTCCGTCCTCCTGCTTGGGTGGCTCCTCAGACGCCTCGAAGATCCACAACCCGTACCCGCTGTGGCCNCGTAGAAAAGCCGCCACCTTCGGGTCGTCCGTGGTGAACTCNCCGTTGACAAACTCCACACGGGGGCCGTCAGGCTGTGCGTTAATAACCAAGCCCAACCGCGGGCTGTGGAAGACGTAACGCCTGCGCTTCGCCAAGACAATCCCTCCCAAAAATAAAGGAGGGGCCTTGTCGGCCCCTCCTTGTTACGCGGCGTTGTGCAGCACGGCGTGGACCTTCTCCAACCGCACCGCCAAGCCAACCTCGGTGATGTACTCGTCCCGCCAACCGTCCTCGTCCGGAAGCTGGATGTTGGTCCTGAGCGTGGTGTCCCGGCCATTCAGCGGGCGGTACTCGATGTAGTCCATGTCCACGCCGAAAGCCAACCCCTGATACTCCTTCTCCAGCGTCCTAGACGGCACGATGTACAAGTCGCCGTGGAACGACTTGTACAGCTTGAGCCGGACCCCATACGTATCTTCGCCGCTACGGGTTTCGATCCGATCACGGGCAAACTTGTTGATGATGGACCCCACACGGTAGGAGCAGACGAGGAGCTTGCGCTGAGAGCCGTGTTGGAACAGCATTTCGCAAAACTCCTCAAACTTGTCTTCGGTGAGGTTGTTGCCCGCGTCGTAGTGCTTGGTCTTGATGAACTGAAGCAAGCCGCCGGTCATCCGCCGCTTGTTCAACACGTCCTCCTTGCGCTCGCCAAACAGCAGCGCGCGCTCGATGTCCAGGCGGTGCTCCAGAGCCTGATCCCGACGCAGACGAGCGCGCTCCGTCTCGCTGGTCCTCAGCGCTTCCCGCTCGCTGGTCATGGACTGGTCAAACGGGCGACGGAAGATCTGCGTGTAGTTGTACTCCTTCACAGGCTGGGCGACTTTGGGTTCAGGCGCACGGCTGAACTCCTCCATCGCGTTGCCCAACCTCAGAAGCCAGTCGTTGTCATTGATGGCCGCAGGNGTGGTCACGCCGTAACCACGAACAACGGTGACAGTCTTCGTCGCCTCGTTAACCGCCGTGACGAACATCACCTCGCCCGTGCGCGGGACCTTGATGATGTCCTTGGACCGGAAGATAGTGGGGTCGTCCACGACGATCTGCGTCGCGCTGTCATCCACACCGCCGTCCGCCTGGGTCCACCATGCGCCCGGCTCAGAGTCGTACCAGTAGAACTCCGCCGTCTTGGTGGGGCGCTTCCTTGCCCGCATGAGGATGACCAGGAACGGGTTCGCGTCAGGGATGAGGCGTGCGATCTCCTTGGAAACGTCAATGTCCCTGCGGTCACGGTCAATCCCGTAAGTGGTAACGGGGGAGTTGGACGCAGGGGTGGAAAGTCCGTAATCGAACTCGCCAGCCATTGTTCAGTTGCACCTCCGCTTAAGTTCTGTGGCCTTAGCGGAGCGCAACAAAAACCCCACAAGCCGTTTGGCCTGTGGGGTTGCTGTTTCTGTTTGACGCTCCGCCTTAGCCGAAGATTCCTTGTGGTTTGTTCGGGTCGCCGAAAATCTGCCGCTTGATGACCTCCTCCGGGCTGGGTTGCGCCTGTTGCCTGTTAGCGTTCCCAGCCGTGGGAGCAGGCATCTGAGCGGCCTTCTTCACAGTGTTCATCGCTTGCTGAATCGCCGCAGTCTGCGGCACCTGCTGCTGGACGGTCTGCGCCTTGCGGGCCTTAGCGGCCAGGTACGCAAGCTCAAGACCGCCAGGCTGTGTGACGAGTACAGGCTGCTCCTTGATGACTTCGAACATGTCTCGCCGGTACTCGTCAAAGTCCTGGTACTTGGACTTGAGCGAGTTGATTTGCCCCTGGAAGTGCTCCCGAAGCTGGGCCTGCATGTAATACTGGTACATGGGGCCGAGAAGCTGGCCCAACGCCTGACCAATCACCTGGCCCTCCTGCTCAAGGAGCCTCCGCGCCACACGCTCCGCAAGCTGCTCCACGACTTTCGGCCCTTCGGATTCCAGCTTGTTCAGGAACTCGTCAGGGCTCATGGCGGGCTCAGGCTCTCGGAGCTTCTGTGCAGGCTGCTGTGCGACGGGCTGCTGATAGCCCTGCGCCGCCTGCGTCTGCTGGAGGTAGGCCAAGAGCTGCTGGTACTGCTGCTGCAACGTACCAAGCTGCTGGCCCTGCTCCCCGAGCTTGCGCTGAAGCTCCTCGTAACTGCGCTCCAGGTCCTCCGGGGTCTGGTACTTGCCTGCCCACAGCTTCTGCCCAGGGTGTCCCTGCTGCTGTGCCCCCACATCCGTGTCCGGGTGTCCCTTATCGGGGCCGTCCTGCGGCTGTGGGTCCACAGTCTCCGGGGCCTGGTCCGGCTGAGTCTCGGGCGTATGTGGGGCGTCTCCCGTCTCGGGGACCCCAGCAACGTCCTCATCGCTCAAGCCGAAAATGTGCTGCACGTTGTCAGGCATGTTAGCCCTCCTTAATCCTGTCGAGCCTGCGCTCGACGAATTGTTTGACCTGCTCAAAAGCCTTCATGCGACCTTGAGAGCGCCCGACTTCGAGCAGGTCATTGAAACTACGGGAGGCCAGGTCATTGGCCTCCCGTCGAATCCACTCATCAAGAACCCTTGCCAGCACGGGCCAGCCGTCGTGCATTGCCAGCCGAGCCAGCTTCTCATCGTCTTCCCGTGTGGTCAGAGTACTCACAGCACGCTACCTCCTGAAATCGGCTGTCCTGTCGGGCCGTAGAGAACAGGCCGTTGCGGTTGCTGCAGCTGTCTGCGATCCGAATTCTGTTGGCGCTCTGGCACCCGCCCAGCCACAACCTGCTCATGCAACATCTGCTGTAACGCCATCTGCGCCATCTGCTGTTCGACAACCTCACGCGGCAGGAGCAAGCGCTCGACATTCCTCACGTCGAATGACTGGATAAGCATCTTTGTCAACTCGTAGCGGTCGATGTACGGGTTCTGAGCCGCCAGCGCCATGAGTTGGATCAACTGCTGGCGGCGCAGCTCCTTGTTGGCCGCAGGGTCCACGTTGGAACCGCTGGGCAGGTAGTCACGCTCGCCAATTAAATCCCCAGGTTCCACCATCACCCACTTCATACTGGCGTCCTCGCCAAAGAGGCGAACGACCCTGCCCTGGTCAAGGAACTGCTGGTTGTTTAGGTCCATCAACATAGCTAGACGCTTAATGCCTAGTTCCTCAAAGAGCATGATCTTGACATCAAACCGAATACCGGCAGAGGAGCTTTTGGTCACAACCTCCGTAGCCGTCTCCTGGCGGGTCGGGTCTGCACCGCGCACCACGGGCGGCACGCTGAGAGCATTTTCCATGTCTCTTTCAATGACGTTGCCCTCAATGTAAGCGGAGGAGGGGACATCAGAAAACGCAATCTCCGTCACGTCATCCGGTTGGTCCACGTAGATAATGCCGTGTGGCCTGCTGACAAGCTCCGACTCGTCAATGTCGGCTCCACGCCGCACCTTCCACATGCGGTTTAGGACCATGCTGGCGTTATCAATACGCTGGTTCCGCTGAGTGTTCAGTTCCTCTTGCAAGTGCTGGATGATCTCCACAGCACTCATGCCGTAGAACTCGTTAGGCAACGGCTCGAAGCTGGCGACCACGTAGGGTTTCTTACCGTGCTTCCAGTACGGGTTCTGACCCTCGTATGCCAGTTCGCAGCGGTTGATGAGCATGGCGTAGCGCTGGTCTTCCCAATAGTGTAGGACCTCGTAGGTCAGACCAATGCGTACACCCTTCTCGTCGGCCCAAAAGCCGTCGGTAGTCTCGGGCGCGAGTCCTACGGCGCTCATGCGCTCATAACGCCCGTCCTGGATGTTGGAAACAGAATGGACCTTCTCCCAGTCAATAGGAAACACACGTCCGAGACCTGCTTCTTCGAGCACGGCCAGCTTTTGCTCAATTTGCTCTCTCGACAACCACTCCCGCTGAAAAACGAATCTGCAGGAATCAAGGTCATACCCTCTCGGATCAGGCCAAAAGTCAAAGTAATCCACGACCTGAATCTCGTTGTCGTCCCACACACGCTCCGAAATCTCCTGGTACTCTACAACGAACTCGGGCTGCGCCCCGTTGTACACCACGTCAATCGGATTGGCAAGGCGAGGGATGGGGATACGCACCGTCCGGTCCTCCACACGCCAGCCTACCGACATGATCCCGGCGGGGAAGATGAGGACGGACGTAATGAAGTCGTAAAACTTTCGCTTGATACCGTTGCGGTCCAACTGCTCGTCAACAAGAGCGGAGGCGACCTTAGCCTTCTCTGCGTTCTCGGCCATGATTTCCGGCGTAGCGCCCACAAACGGGCGAGGGATGAACTCCAGGTACGGGCGTGTGGAGAAGAACGACTTGACAATCCTCGCCCGGATAGAGTCCAGGTACTCGTAGGTCTTAGGGATGTGGAGGTTGCTACGCCCTTCAATGTGAGCCTTCTCCCGCCAGCCACGATAGAGCTTATACCACTCCAACGCTTTCGAGTCGTATTGCTTGCGCCACGACTCGGCGTAAGCGAAACGAGTGACAAGCTCTGCCGTGCGCGCCTCGCGGTTGAAGTCGGCAGGAAGGCGAAACGTCGGTTGTTCTACTTGCACCAGCGGAGAAGCCATCACTTACCACCTTTGCGCTTGTTCACACGCTCCGGTAGCTTGCGCTTGCCGGTCTTGCGCTCCCACTCGCGGACCGTCTCCCACGGGATCTCGCCCCGCTGCGCCATGGCATAGAACTTACGGCGCTGGGCTTTTGATTTAAACGGCATGGTCGCTCTTGGCCTCCTAGCCCCTCAATATCCCGTGATGGAACTCACCACAGGTCGGGTAAGCCTTTCCCGCCTGCGCCTGCGCTCGTACAGTTCGAGCGGGCTCGCCGTCTTCGGCGGGCGGGACATGATACCGTACCGAATGGCCTCCGGACCGTGGTCCTCGCACTCATCTGCCACATCCTCCGGGTCGTTCTCGTCGTGGACGAGAGCGGGGAGGGTGCGGATAAGTTCGTAGCAGTTGCGGAATATCTGCAGGCGGGCTGTCTTGCGAGGCTGCCCCGTCACGGGGTCAGGCTCGCTGTTCAGGTCATCGTAGGGCTTGAGCGCCTCCCGCAACGCCCGCCAGCCTGGAACCCTGCGGTTGTCAGCCGGGACCAAACCTTTCAGTCCGGCCTGGGCCATGATCTCTGCACCGGAAATGCCCCGATCCTGACGGCGGTTCCACAGGTCGGGGGAGGCCACGGTGTAGCTGATAATCTCCTCTTTTGGCGTCATGCTGAGGATGACCTCAGCAGCCTCCGTGAGCGTCAGGTTGGGCTTGTAAAGCTCACGGTAGACGTAGAGCTTGCCCTCCGGCGAAACCGCCCACCAGTAGCAGGCCGTGCAGTCCAGGCCGTAGTCCAAGCTACGGAACCGCTTCCACCAGCGTGGGATTTCAAAAGGCTCGACGACGTGGATGTCCTCACGCCACTCGGGGAAATACTGCCCGGCAAACACGTTCCAGTCGCCTTCGAGCAGCGCCCTGCGCTCCGCTTCGGGCAAGCTCTGCAGGCGGCGGAGGTAGTCCGGGTCGTTCTTGAGCAGGTAGGGGTTGTCCTGAACCCTGGCCGGAATGAAAGCGTACCGGACTCCCGTCTCGTCCTCCCAAACGATGTCCCGCAGGCCCTTGTCCACGAACATCTCCTTGACCCAAAGGTGGCCGATGTTCCCTGGGTTGCTTGCGGCCCTGGCCCTCGGCCACGCACCGGGGACCGTGGAGCGAAGACGGGAGCCGACCAGGTACGTCCACATGTACTTTGTGAAGTGGGTTAGCTCGTCAAAGCCGATGAAGCCGTACTCAGCCGACTGGTACTTGTGGACGTCGGACTCTCGCTCACAGTACCCAAACTCCAACACAGAACCGTTCTTGAAGTACCACGCCTTCTCGCTGGCCCGCCACTCGCAAACGCTTCGTGGGAACTTCTCCAGACTCCGCTGGATCAGCGACCGATTTAGCTCCGGGAACGTGCGGCGCAAAAGCAAAGCCTTGTTGCCGGGAGTCTCCACGCATTGGATGAAGGCCTCCCACAACAAGGCTTCGGACTTGCCTCCGCCAGCCGCCCCTCCGTACAGCACAACGTCGGCGGGGCAGGAGTGGAACACCCGCTGGCGTTCCGTGGGCACGTATACGGTTGAGAGGTCAAACTCCCGCACCCGTATCATTCGAGCCTCTGCGGCCTCGGCACGCCGCCCAGGTTGATGGTGAACTCAATCGGAGCGCCGCCCTTGCCGGTAATCTCCTGGCGGTCGTTGTAGCGATCACCGCGCCGGGCCTTGAGAACGCGCTCAATCATCCTCTGATCGCCATTGAGGTAGCCCAGCATGAGCGCCGTCTCTTCCACAAGGTCCGTACAGGCTTCGTGGGCGAGCTGCTCCATCTCAACGAACTCCTTGTGCTTGCGCCATTCGTTGCGGACCTTCCACACAGACACACGGGCGCTGTCCGCCGCGCCGCTCTCGGTGCCCTTCCAGGACAAAGCCTTGAGGTAGACGATCATCTTCTCCCGCTCTGGGTGGCCTAGCATGAAGTCGTCGGGCACGATAAAGCGGTCGCTGAACACACGGGCTTTGTCAATAGCCTCTTTGAGGATGTTTGCTAGCAGCATCTGAGGCGGTTCAGCCAACGCTATCACCCAAAACAAAAGACCAGGCGCACATGCCTGGCCGTTATAGACAATGCGGCTTGAGTATATACTAGCATGTAAACCCCGCCGTGTCAACACTAATGCGATAACGGAGCGGCTTAGAAGCCGATCGGGTAGCGGGTAATTCTGAAAGGTTTTGCCGTTTTGCGCACGCGCCTGTTACGGGAGCCGGAGGACTTCTTGCTACGTTTGCGCCTGCGAATATCCTCGCTGTAGGCTTGACTGATACCGACGAACACATCCGGGGGAAGCTCACTGGTCGAAAAATGGCGCTCCCGCCAGTTGTAGAACATGTCCTCCTCCGGCACATCCGCCCACGGGCCTGGGCCGTACTTGGACAGCATGTATGCTCGGTAGAGCTTATAAATATACACATGGCTATACGACCGCTTCAACGGCCTTCACCCTCAATGGCTTGTAGGAACCTTTTCACCTTTCTTGCGTGCCCCAAGCGAGTATACGCGCCACGAAGAACCTGCCGTGGACAGGAACCGTCTTTTTCGCCAAGGGCGTGTCAACGGAATAATCGTCCACAAGGATCACGCCGTGCAAGGACGCCTGCTGCGCCCAGGACATGACTTCCGATTTGCTTCCGAAAAACACCTCGTATCGCTCATACGGAGCGCTGGCGAAGACAAACGCCCACCTAGGAGTCCACGGCTTCCACGCCCGAAGCCACCTAAACCACACCCTCAACCGCTCGCGCATATCATTCCGTCCTCCTCGCCAGCGCCAGCCATACCTTCGGCTGAAGCACCTTCAGGTATGTGCCCTTCATGCCCATGTTGCGGGTTTCGACTACGCCGATCATCGCCAACTTCCGCAAGGCGATGGTGGCTGTGGATCGGCTGTACCCAACACGGTCCGCTATGTTGGACAACACCACAGGGCCGCCGTTGGGGTACAACTTAGCAAGTGCGGCGATAACCTCTCGCTCACTGTACGACAGGTTTCTGTCAATCAGTTTCATCACGTCCATTGTCAAAGCTCCCCTCCTGAGCCTGTTACTTGATTACCTCACAGCGCTGCCTACCGCGGGCGTTCCTGCTCCACTGCGAGCCGCAGGATCGCCCGTCCAATGGCCTCCGCAGCCTGCCGCTGGTGGTGTCGCAGCGTCTGCTGATAGCGAGGATCCTGCTCCCACTGCCGCTGCTGCCGACCCACCTCTGCTGAGTCCTGGCGGCATCGCACAATGGCGTGCCACTCTGCTCCGGCCCTGACGGCGTTGGCAATAGCCTCGTTGATGACGTCCTGCAGTGTCATACAGCGCTCACCCCCGGTCGCCCCGGCACTTCGTGACACGCCTCACAGCGCGGCTCGTACATGTCGTCGCCGCCGGGCAGAATGACGGGGCTGTCCCACGGGGCAGGCTTGCCGTCAATCAGCCGCTGGGTGCGGGTCGCTGGCTCACCGCAGCGGGCGCATACGGCCGCTAGCTTAGTAACGCTGTCGGCCATTGCCAACAGGTAGGCCATGCCGTCAAAGGGCTCGCCGCGAAAGCTCGTGTCCAGCCCGGCGACGATGACCTCATGGTCGCGGGACAACTCGACCAACCGGCGCACCTGGAATGGGTCCCAGAAATGCGCCTCATCGACGGCAAGCACATCAGCGCCGTAAACCTCGCCTGGGGACCGCACTGGCTTGGCGACAATACTCTTGCCGCTGCGGCTGAACAGGATGTAACCGGTCCGGTTGACCCCTAGCTCATGCACGAAAACCTTGGCTTCTCGCCCATAGGCCCTGGCCTGCTGGACGCACCGGATCAGTTCTGCCGTTTTCCCGCTCCGCATCGGCCCACATATGACGTGGAGGCTCACTGCGAGCCACCTCCAGCCGCTGCGCGCAGGTCCTGTATCACCCGCTCCACCCCTGCCCGCAGCGCCTCGTACTGCTGCTTCCACCGCTCGGCCTCGGCGCGGGCGGCGTCAAGCTCTTGCTCCAGCGCCTCGATGCAGTCCAGCAGCGCCAGGGCGGTCTCAATGATGCGCCACTCATACGTACCCAGCGCGATCTCCACGGCGATGCGACGCAACTCGGCTAGGCGATCAGGAGTCAGATCTGTCATCGTCACTCCACACCCCCCGCGGTCTCCGTCGCTACAGGCAACCGCAACACCTGCCCAACCCGCAGTCTTCCTGGGTCTACATCCGGGTTGAGCCGCTGGATCTCATGGACCATCTGCCCCGTGTGCGCCTCGGGCCAGCACGTCTTGGCGATGTGCCACAGCGTGTCGCCCGGCATGACCACCCACTCCGCGGGGCACGACCACGACACAGGCTCCGACACAGGCGCTTTCATGTACAGGTGCACCATGACGTACACAGTCAGCACCGCGGTGGCGGCGTACAGCAGGGCGGACAGCGTGATGAAAATCCCCTTCAGCACGACGGCCTTCAGCGCCCGTCGCCACGGGCGGCGGCTTGCATGAGACCAGCGATAAACAGCCCGAACAGCACCCCGATGTAGAACGTCACGACGAACCAGATCCACATCGCCGCACCTCCCCCCTCTGGTGGGGCCGTTTTGGTAACGCAGGGTAGGCCCCAGTCCTGCGCTAGTCGTGAAAGTCCACACGCACCGCACGCTTGAGGCGGCTCACCCTGACCCTGTACCGCTTGCCGTTCAACTCCACAGGGAGATGCACACGCTCCATCGTTCCGTCGAGTACGGCAAGCACAGCGGCCTTCAGGTTGTCCCACGACTTCATTTCAGGCGTTTGCTCGTGCGGAAAGAGCTTCAATTGCTCCATCACGTACCCTCTCCTTTCGTGGAATCCTGCTGGCGTGCGAGGTTTACAAACTTTACCACTTGTTCGGCTCGCAGGGATGAGCATAACGTGTTCCCATTGTCCAGCTTGACAACCGTATGCCCGTTCTTTGTGGGCTGCACTGAGACGACACGGAAGGCGTCCACGTAGATTCCGTCACCGATGTAGGCGAGCATGGGCTACTCTTCCTCCTATCCGTTAATCCACCGAATCTCGGTCGTCCAAGGGCCGCCCAGCTTGAGCTTCAGCTTGCCGTCGTCCGAAAACTCCCGGGTGATCCGCACGCGTTCAGGGTCAATGACTTCCGCCGCGTCCCGGTCTACCACAAGCTCGCCGCCGTTCTGCTGCAGGACGTAAATGAGATAGCGCTTGTAGAGTTGCATGTCTTCTTTGTCTCTTGCCATAGAGTGCAGCTGGTAAACCGCCTGTTGCAACGCTGAGGTAAGGTGGTAGGCGAACTCTCGAATAAAGTAGGCGTCGGATTTGTTCATGCGGTTGGTCGCCTCCTTAGCTAGTTGTGTCATGCACATTCTAGCACATTAGCGGTTTTGGTGTCAAGAAAAAGTTTAGACCTTGTTTTTCCTGGCAAAATTTGCTAGCGCCCAACGGGGTCCCAGGGTCCCATCGGAGTCCCGCCGCCGGGGCCTGGGTGGGGTACGCCCCCCCATACCATACCATGCCAGCACCATGCCAGCACATTCGCCTGCCGCGTCGCTGGGCCCAAAAAATTCCAGCCGCTCTGCTGGGCCCAAAAAGCTCCGGACGACTCCAAAAATCACTATTGACAGTGCGCTATCGTTGTGTTATCATGGCAGTGACAACACAAAAGAAGGAGGCTTCGCAAGGTGTACAATCTTGAATACTTCCTTGATCTCGCTGGGTGGAGGCTTGTTGAAGATGATGGGACCGAATGGCGCTGGGGAGATAAAGTGAGCTGGTGGGAACCCATCGGTGAAGAATATGTCGCAGCGATTGGAGTCATTCAGGGATTCAACTTTGACGAGGAGGCTGCGATAATCAAAGTAGCAACTCCTTTCACGGGCGATATAATGGAGATTCCAGTGCGATTCTTGACGAAACTATCGTAACAGCGGACCAGAGCGCTAGCACACAAAAGGCCGCGTCCACAGAAAGGCGCGGCCGAATTTTTTTGTGCGCTTCGCAAAAAAACCTGTTGACAAGATGATAATGCCATGCTATGATGTAGACGACAGAACCTTGACAACAAAAAAAGGAGACAAGAGGAGGAAGCGCTATGACCAAAGTTCGCCTTGGCAGCGTAATCCATGGAACCCTGCGTACGGAGCACTTGATTTTAGCTTTCCTGGAGGAATTGGAAGCGATTGACCGTGACAGAGCTGATTCCTTCTGGGAAAGGATTCCAGCGGAGGCGTTCGAGGATCTGGATCATATCTGGTGGCAGACTGACGAAGCTCTGTGGATGCTAGAGGAGCTGTTCGATATTCTCAACGAGTATGCTCCTCCGTTTACGTACTTTGGCGCGCTGGAAGGTGATGGATCCGATTTTGGATTCTGGATCGACCGGTATTCGCTGCAGGAGGCGATCGAGAACGGAGAGGTCCTGAAGGTAAGCGAGTTACCGGACAACGCGCCAGAAGGATATGAGTATGTAGCTGTTGTTGACGATCACGGAGGTGTAACCCTGTATCAGCGCAGCTGGGACGGAAAGCTACACGAAGTGTGGAGTGTGATCTGAAGCTACCAGAACGCTAGCACACACAATGCCGCGTCCAGTTGTGGACGCGGCTTCTTTTTTGTCCTCTTGACTTGACATTGCGCTAACAGTGTGCTATTATAGCACTAACAAAACCTAAGGAGGTTCTCCTATGGAAGAAAAGACGATCTCGATCCTCCTCGACTCAGCGATCGGAATGGGGCATAAAACGTTGTCTGTGGCAGTTGGTTTCATCCACGCGCACGTTGTGGATGAAACCGACAAGGCGATTCGGATTCGGCCTTATAATGGGTCCCACACACTTTGGGTCCCAAAGAGCGCGCTGAAGCGGATCGAGGGTTCGATCCAGGGATACAAGCTTGCTTCTTGGTTTGGCAGGAGCGGTTATCCTGCTTGGTTCCTTAACCGCTATCGGAGGGATAGCATTATAACAGCGTAGAGCAGCACTCGTAGCGCTACCATAGCACACACACAAGGCCGCGTCCACAACAGGGCGCNGCCGATTTTTTTGCGCTCCAACTAGGCGAATTCTCGAAAATGCGCTCCTGGAGGCGCTTTAGNCCACAGTTTGCGACAATTTGCGGCCGCTGCAAACTATGCCCCGATCGCCAAAAGCCGCATCACTAAAGGGTTTTACGTATACCTTATAATGATAGTTATAGTGTTAAATCTACTTTGAAGGTGGTGTAAAGTATTTGGCCTTGACATCGACGTCAAACGTATTTATCTACATAACTATGCCCCCAAAAACCGCTTGTAGAGCGGTTTTGCGCCCGATTTTACAGTTTGTTCCAGCTGCAAACTGTCGCAAACCATGCTCCTCCGCTTACAGCGACAAAATTTTTTCGTTAGAGTGTTGACAGTGCCATAATGCCATGCTAATATGTAAGTGCAAGGCGAAGTCCAACACACAAAGAAGGAGGCGCTAGAGAATGGAGGCGCGGAAAATGATGGATCTCCAGCGTCTACGAGAGGAAAACGGCGGCCGATTGCCTATGTTCGCATGGCCGGGCGGGTACCCCATGATCTACTGGGCTGAGGAGCGCGGATATATGTTTCCCCTCTGCGCGGAATGCGCAGAGGAGCAGCTCACAAAGGG